AATCTCACTAGCATATGTTTCCTTTTGTGAATTTTACAAGTTCTTAGACAAGTAGTAGCTAGACACTGAAATGCCGACCAAAGCTGTTACTCCTAGAATTACAGAAGGTATAAGCATTAAAAATATCGAAGTGCAGATTGCTATGATTGCTACAACCAGAGAGAAGGATAGCCCGAGTGCAGACATAGAGCAATTTGCTATTTTCTTATTTATCATATCTTCGTTTATTTGGATGACAACCCTCTCATTTTCAGGGAGGGCTGACAGAATTTCATACTGACTATGGTATCGATCTATTTTTCTCAAAATCTCATTAGAAGTGGAAGTGACTTTCTGTATTGTTTCACTCACATTGTCAAACTTCTTATCAAGTTCTTTCAACTGATTTGGTAATTTTGCTATTTGATCTAATGAGACTGAGCCAGCTAAATTCATGTGTAATAGGATCCCGTTTTATTTTTAGCGTCGGATATAGATTTTTTAAGGTTTTCACTGGCGACTAGGAAAAAAGTTCTGCAAGACTCATTCATTCCAGAATACACTGTGTTCCATGAAGCGCTATCGCCTGGATCAGCACTGAAATTATAAGATGCCATGTCTTCCCATTTGTAGCATTCGTAATAGCTGTTTGATAAATCTTCGTAAATCTCTGGGAACATGATGCATTCTGGCACAGTTTCTATAGCTTTCATCTTGCCTCTAATCCTCATGATTTCCTCTGATATGTCCATTCCGTGCATGATGGTAGGAGCCATGGCAGCAATACCAACTAAAGTAAAGCCTAACAAGACAGATCCTGCATAGGCTGCATTTTTTCTGTGTATGCAAGAAGCCTTCGATGCTATTAGGTTATTTATCTCTTTCTCGCACATTCTTTGGACATTCTGCTTTTTCATTTCAGAAACCGTAGACTTTAATGTGCTAGTGTCTTGAACAAGTTGCGTGTTCTCCAAGGTTAATCTATTTACCTTTGTGCCCAGAATATCAATGGTTTTCTCTGTTTCCGAGAGTTTTTCCCTGTATTCATTTAATTTTATGTCTTGCTGCTCGAACTTGTTGGCGGCTTCTACAACGATTCTTCCGACAAGATTAAACTTTTCCTCATTGCTTATGTCTGTTCTCGTGAATGTTTCTAGAGATGTTAAATTAGTGCTTGGAGCTTCTAAACCTGTTGTGTTGCGGATCATTTTTCCCTAGTGGTTTTGTGATTTGATTTGGGCAAGACTAACAAGTTTATACTTTTTTAGCAAAACGTCCAGTAGTTTTTCTTGGAATATTTTCATCAAGGAAAAGCATTTGGTATCCTAAAATTATTGCTGCTCTTTCATCTGGATCTAGCTTGCATATATGGTAGATGAGGTCGGCTTCACAGCGATTACGGTCGGATAACATTTCCTGAGCATGTCTAATTAGAGTTAAAAAGCTTTCTTGAGCCATGGATACCTTGTTATTTAGCTTCTAGCCATAGGAGGACCAAAAGAAACCGAAAAAGAAAATCGCCTTCTCGGACCGAGTTGACTCAGGAACCGCCTCCACTTACTGATTTCGTTACGGCCACCTAAGTCAACTCGGTTACGCTCGAGTATACACTAATTTTCTGGTTTGTCAAGTAAAATTTTAACAACTCCAAGGCAACATGCCGCTTTACTGCAATTAAAATGTTTAGTAATATGTAATTTTCAGCATTTACAATACCGTAAGTTCTTAATTATAAGCCATTTCGATTGTAACAGGATGTCACCGTGATATGAGTTTAATTCGCCAGAGGGTACCAACAGCAAAGAAGCTAGATGAGCTGTATAAGGCAAGCAAGCAGAAGAGGAAGCATCTTTTGAAGTATCGGATTCTTTGCAAGGGATGTGGAGAAGCTTTTGATGCAGCCTTAGTAAGAGCCAAGTACTGTAGCAAAACATGTAAGTGGAGAACCAATAGTAGAGGAAGAGTGCGGAATTATGAGACTCGAAGGTGTGAGCAGTGCAGCAAGGAGATAATAGTGAGACAGGATGTAGATACGAATAGGTGTAGAGAATGTTTTTGTAAGAACGAATCAGAGTTTGCTAAAAAGAGGCCGAGACATCCAGCAGGATATTATATGCCAGGAGTGTCTATAGCTTCTATAAAAAAACCATGCTTTGATTGAAATATTTTATTGATAGTATTTCGTTCTTTTGTCATTGTTTTGCTTGAACTTAGCAGCTCGAAAAGATGTTTTTGATACATATAGGTTTTAGCAATACTATGAGGGTATTTATTCTTCAGAGAAAGAGAACAACGAAACGAGAAATAGTGGATTGTTACTATAAATGTATTGAAGTTTCAGAGCAGACCAGAGATTCTCTGATAGAAGAGATTACAAAGAGAAGGAAAGAGATAAATGCCAGAAGAAAGGAAAGTATTGATAAAGCTTCGTAATGGTGATGAACCTATATTTACAGTGAATGGTATCGAGGAATTTCATCAGCTAGTGGAAGAGGTTTCAAAGTTGTGGAGTACCTGGTTGTATGTGGGAAGTGAAGCAGCATTGAGGAAGAAGGATATTATAGCGATGTATTACTTGTCGGAGAGTTATGCAGTATCGGGGGATTTCTAGAAAAATTGAGCATCATCCTTATTACGTGTGGGAAGAACCTTTGAGCAAGTGGGAAGATGATGAATTTGATGGCGATAGATCTCATATTAGTGAAGAGTATTGGGACAGAAATATGAAACCGGAAGGAAATTTGGAGAGCACAGCATGAGTTTTATGGATTTGGTCTGCTTCATCATTCTGTGCTTCTTCGTGTGGATTGTTTTAGCTTTATTCCTTTCAAAAATGACATAAAGGATTATATGTTATACCCAAAGTTACATAGTTTATACAAGAGAGAGGGTTTTGACTTTCCCGAAACAGGAGTAAAGCCGAAACATGGAAAGCTTCTCATAGGTGAATACACGTGCCCAGAGTTTGAAGCTATACAGAAGTGGTCTGTCACAGAGAAGGTGGATGGTACGAATGTTAGGATCATTTTCGATAAGACTGACAAGAGAGAAGGCGCTGTGCACCATGTTACCTATGGCGGAAGAACTGACAATGCTCAAATGCCTACCTTCCTGCTTAGACACTTGCAAGACACCTTTACATTCGAGAAGATGGCACAAGTATTCAAGGAATCGAATTATACGGTGCTCTTTGGGGAGGGTTACGGTCCTAAGATACAGTCTGGTGGATACTACCGAAAGGATGCGTCGTTTATCCTATTCGATGTTTACTGTAGTGGGTGGTGGTTAGATAGGGATGGTGTGAAAGGAGTAGCGGAATCATTGGGAATCGAGCATTGTAAAGTATTGTATCAACCAAAGCCTAAAGAAGAAGGGACAGTAGTAACACCATACTGGACAACAAAAGAAATTGTGGATTATGTTTCATCAAAGCCAGATTCGATACTTGCGCAAGACAAGCATGAAATGGAAGGTGTGGTAGCTAGGAGTGAGCCAGTGATGATGTTTCGTAAGGGTGGGCCAATAATGTTTAAGCTGAAGTGCAAGGATATGTGATGGACGGGTTTGTTGAAGGATTCTTAGTGGGTTGGTTCATTGTGTTATCGGTGGCAATATGGAAGAGCTAGTTTTAATTACGTTACTAAATGGAAAGAAGCAGAAGAAACATCAACAGAGGATGAGAAATGCTGTGGGTGAGCGCGCAAGATAAATTGCCTGAGGTTAATCAGATTGTGGTTTTTTATTATAATGATGAGAATCACATAGGATATTATTGTGGATTTGTTGAAAAAACAGGCGCTTATTTATGGCGGTCTCGCATATCCACATATAATTGCGTTCACAATGTTAATTACTGGATTCCGTTACCTGAAGAACCAAAAGAGGAAATATGTACGAGTTAGATGATCATCAAATTGGTAAGATCATGAGAGAATGGCCAGATGGATTTGGGCAAGGAGAAGCGTTGTTTGTAAAAAACTTGTGTGACATGGTAAATCATCCGCAGCATTACAAAGGAAAGAGCGGCATGGAAGCAATAGATGTGATAGAAGACTTCAAATTGGGTTTTAACCTCGGCAATGCTATCAAGTATGTGTTGCGATCAAAAAGAAAAGATGATGTAATTCAGGATTTGCGCAAGGCTATTTGGTACATACGTAGAGAGATAAACAACGTCTGCGCTGACATGGAGACCGATGGGGAAGAAGACTGTTGATCAGCAGATTGTAGACTTTATGGTAGACTTTGGCCCGGACAGGTTAACGAAGTTCTTGGAGGACATTGTACCATTATTTGAGCTGTTTGACGTGGAGGATAGCTCTAATTGGGTCACAGATATTGTAGGAGAAGAGAACGAAGCGGCAGTGACAATGATTCGCACCGTTTATCTGATGTCGATAATAGCTGAAAACCATGCTGGAAAACTCTGCACACTGAAAATGCGGTATAAAGATTTGTGGAAGAAGATGGAAATTGAAGCAAAGAAGGGAAAACATGGACAAGAAGATTAAGAAGTTGCAGAAAGATACTAAGAAGATCGTAAAGGGAGAGGCTGCGCTCCTAAAAGAGGACAAAAAGAACGACAAAAAGATCGAAAAAGCTGAAAAAGTACTAACAAAGAAGAAATGACACCTGTAGAAGCGTTATTAGACGTTTGCAAGAGAGTTTCGAGAATTTTAGACACATTGCCCTATGAGTGTAGCGGAAGAAAACACACTTTAGATGATGATGCAATGTCTTGGGTGTTCTATTGCCGCGATTTGTGTGAGGATGTAATAAGACAGGTGAAGAAAGATGTCAGATATGATGATGTGTCCAGGTGAAGGGTGTCCTCGAAAGGGAAAGTGCTACAGGTATTGCGCTATTCCAGATCCTCATCAATCGTATTTCACAGTAGCACCACATGACAATGATGAGTGCGAGTACTTTTGGCCTAAGAGAGGAAGGGAACGCACGAGAGAGCGAGAATCTGATGAATTGATATGAATTAATGAATTTTAGTATGACAATGGGTAATGGTTTGTCGTTGTACCATAAAAACAGCGAATTTTTGTATTGAGTTCTGGCCTGCGAAGTTTCTGACTCCTTTCATCGTACGGCAGGCTGGGGAGAGAAATAAATACCACTCGAGGACGCTCTAGTGGGTCTCTTTTAACATTAAGCACAAGTTTCTAACCTATTATTCTGGGGATTCTCAGCAGTACGATCGGTAGGTTGGGGGAGGCATCAAAACACTCCGCTTAACTATGGCCGCGGGGTGTGCCTCTTTTTTTTATCTTTAGTATAAAGGAAATATTCGAAAAGGAATATGCATGAAGCGTTATTACAGCGTGAAGACTGAGATACTGGCTGAACTGCTTGAATGTTTCGCTACACAGGAAGAGTTTATCGAATTCACGCATCATCTTAACGGTATGACAGAAGAAATGCTATTCATCAACCAATTGACAGTTAGAAATTCCGAAGATAGTGAAGTAGTAACGTTGATGGCTCTGAAGAGATTGTTTATCCTAGCAATATTTGTAAAAGAAAACATCGAAGTGCTGCATGAGCTAATTCGTAAGGTTCAGTACACAGAGAAAGATGAAATATCAGAAGAAGAGAGAAAGGGCTTGGATTGCCGATGGTAGATATAACACTTCCGCATGGATATGAACCTAGGGAGTACCAGGAAAACGTCTTAAAAGCTTTAGATGAAGGTTGCAGGAACATCTGTTGGGTTGTGCATAGGCGAGGCGGCAAGGATACAACGATGTGGAACTACATGGTAAAAAGAGCCTATATAGAGCCTGGAACATACTATTATTTTTTGCCAAGTTTCGCTCAAGCAAAGCGGGTTATCTGGGATGGAATGACTAACGACGGCAAAAGGATGCTCGACTATATTCCCAAGGATATTATTGACGGAAATCCAAATAACACAGAGATGAAGATATGGATTAACGGAGCCAAAGGACAAAGTCTTATACAACTGATTGGCGCTGATTCGTACGACTCTATAATGGGCACTAATCCAAGGGGGGTCGTGTTCAGTGAATGGAGTTTGATGGACCCGATGGCATATGACTTTATCAAGCCTATTCTTGCTGCTAATGGTGGTTGGTGCGCATTCATTTACACGCCAAGAGGCAAAAACCATGGGTGGGATCTTGCGGAAATAGCTAGAAAAAATCCTGACGAGTGGTTCTTTGAAATCCTCACGGTAGCCCAAACTCATGTTCTTTCCGAAGCTCAAGTAGAGTCCGAACGCCGCAAAGGCATGCCAGATGATATGATTCAGCAAGAGTTTTACTGCAATTTCAACAGAGGTCAAGAAGGCAGCTACTATGGCCGACAGATAGATGAGTTGCGGAAAAAGGATCACATTGCAAGAGTTGAGTATGACCCCGCGGTGCCAGTCAGAACGTATTGGGATTTGGGGATAGGCGATTCTACTGCTATTTGGTTCGCTCAATTTATTGGTAAAGAGATTCATTTAATCAACTATTATGAGAATTCTGGCGAAGGACTATCTCACTATGCACGAATTCTGGATGAGTATCGACGCGAAACAGAATGCGTATATGACCTAAATGTTGCTCCACATGACATTCAAGCGCGGGAGCTGACAACAGGGAAGACAAGACTTGAAACAGCTCGTCGCTTAGGGCTGAACTTCCGTGTTGCGCCAAGATTGAGCTTAGAGTCTGGGATAGAAGCTGTGCGTATGATTCTCTCAAGATGCTGGTTTGATGAAAAGAGATGCGAAATCGGCTTGAAGTGTCTCTCGAATTATCGGAAGACTTATAACGAGAAGTTTCGGGTGTATGGGGATAAGCCTTTTCATGACTATACTTCTCACGGTGCTGATGCTTTTCGTATGCTGGCTGTGACTGAAAATGACTTTCGCCCTGATGTTGGCGTTGGGGATGTTCAGTATTCTTTGATGAAACAGAATTGGGGTTGGCGCGCATGAAGCATTCCATTTCATTTTTAAGTTCGTGGAATTGCTCAAAAAGCATAGATAACGATTCTCCCATTCTTGTGAGCTTTAGGAGCTCTGATGGAAGTATTGAGTCTATCATGGTGTCATTTTTTCCGTGTGAGTTGTGGTTTCGTTTTGATGTACACAAGTGCAGTTTTCTTCATAAACATTAGTACATTGGCTACCAAGAATAACACATGAGAAATTGAAATCCATCTAAATTTCATGTTTCTTAGGATCGTAAATCTTGGTCTTCTTCAGAATATCTATAAATTCTTCGATAAAGTTTTTGCTCTTCCAGTATACCGAATAAGGCTGACGCATTCCAGATTTGTAAAATCCTACACCAATATCGTCGGAAGTGAACTCATATCCGTTGTATTCGCGGTTTTTAACAAAATGTTTTAACAGGGACTCTCGCCTGGTCTCGCCTTTCTTTTTAGGCCTGTCAAGATTAGCCATAGTTTCAGCAAAATCTTCGGGATTCTTGCAAAAATGTATGAGTGCTTTAATTCTTGCAGCAGGACCCTTTAGAGTTGGTGTGTCTGGATGGTAGTAGTATCGCACCGCTTGTGTTACGATATGCTCAGGAAAGGCCATTAGCGTGCGTTTTTGCTTAGGTGACAGATCAGAACAAGAATCTAAACATGAAAAGAACTTATTATTGCCCGCGGCAGGCGTTTGGTCAACCTTGGGA